GGGCAGGGGCTTGAGAAACCAAAGTAGAGGTGTTTATGGCAGGAGTAGAAGTTGAGATTACAGGTCTTGATGATGTTGTAAATAGACTTCAAAGACTTGCTAATCCTCGTAGAACAAAAAGCATTGCTCGCAAAGCCGCACGTCAGGCAATGAATATTGTTCGTGATGCAGCTCGTAGCAATGCCAAAGCCATTGATGATCCAGATACTACAGAAAAGATATGGAAGAACATATCCGTTGCTGCGGGTAAGTCTAAAAATAAAGATGTGATTGTAATGCGAGTTGGTATACGTGGTGGGGCTTCTTATTCCAATCCTACACCGCCAAATACAAGTGGTGGCGACACTCGGTACTGGCGGTTTTTGGAGCTAGGCACATCCAAGATGCCTGCAACTCCATTCATGCGTCCTGCATTGGCAAGCAATATTCAGCAAGTCACAAACAAATTCTCAGAAGTATTTAATGCTGAACTAGATAAGGAATTGGCGAACTTATGATGTTTCTACCCATATTTAAAGCATTAAATGCTGATGCAGCGGTCAAAACCATCTTTGGTGACAACCTACGCATCTACGAAGACATTGCGCCAATTGGAACAGCAACACCATATGCAGTATGGCAAGAGGTCGGCGGCAATGCTGAAAATAGCCTTGATTGCCCTGCAAAGACCGATCACATCATGTACCAAGTAATGGTCTATGACACTAATCAAAAACGTGCTTATGAAGGTCGTGAAGCAATCCGAAAAGCTCTAGAAAACCAAAGCTATATATTAAATCCACGAATCAGCGGATATGAAACAGACACGAAGCTGTTCAGTCGTGGATTTGATGCAAATTGGTTTTTAGCACGATAAATTTTTTTTAACCAATAGGGTCGGATTTGAAATCTGACCCTTTTTTTATGCCAAAAAAGAGGAGTAGCTACTCATGGCAGAAGTCCGCGTACAAGGTACGAATGTATTTGCATTCGACGGTACAACTATTACACAGCTCGCATGTCTAACTGCAATTGACTTGGGTGGTGATTCAACAACCCGAATTGAAAAGACGTGCTTAGACGAAACGCAAAGCAAATCTTATCTCACGGGGTTATCCGATCCTGCCCAGGGCTCACTAGGTTTTAATCTGGACACCGATAATGCATCACATTTGAAGATGATTGAATGGGCCGAAGATAAAAAAGATGGTTTGCAATTTTATCTAGGTTCATCTGAAAGTACGGCAGTACCAACAGCGACAGGTGCTGTGGTTACATTGCCGACAACACGTTCATGGTGGTCGTTTAAGGGCGGAATTTCCACACCAGTTCCAACTTTTGAAGCAGATGCCTTGGTGGGTTACACAGTAACTTTAGAGCGCGAAACTACAGTGGCATTCACCCCTAAACCTTAATATCTAGCCCCGAAAGGGGCTTTTACTTTTGAGAATTAAAATGGCTAAAGTAGATTTTAAGAAAGCGAAAAATATTACTAAGGCTGGTGCGCCAGTTGAGCGTGATGTTAAGTGGTCTGTAGAAGTTACCCAAGAAAATATAGAACAGTTAAAAGCTGTCTCTGAAAACCCAAAATTGACCATTGGTGATGTTGTAGAGCTTGAAGGTCAAGTCTTTGTAAAACGTATGAGCTTTAAAGCAAGCCGCGAAGCATCAAAAGCGATTGAGTGGGATTTTGATGTTCAGGACATTGAAAAATCAAAAGTAAAATCAGTTGATTCTGACCATCTGCAAGCATCACAAATTCTAGGAACGATTTGCGAAGACAGCAAAGGAACTCCTTTCTTTTCTTCAATCCAAGACGTTTATGATTCAGATCCAAGCTTCATTAATGCTCTCTACAAAATTGCTGATGATGTGAACAACTTTATGGGAAAGTTAGTGAAGAAGAACTCGGAAGAAACGAACTCCTCTGTGAACTCGTCCTCAACGGAATCGGTGGCAACACCATCGAAGAAGCAGAGCAAAAAATAAGTGTTTCTGAAATGTCTATCTGGGCTGCCTATAGATCTAAATACGGCTCTCTAAATATTGGGCGCAGAGTAGAACAGGCTGTAGGCAATATTTTATCTTTCTATGCAAATTCAAACAAAGGCAAAGGTGCTAAAGCATTCTCGCCATTTGACTTCATGCCACATGAACAGAAGCCTAAGCCTGTAGAGATTGGTGTTGAAGATTATCTGATGAGTATGGTTGGGAAGTAGTTTTGAAATTGAATTTAACTTAAAGCAGCTCAATGGCTGCTTTTTTTATTGCCTGGAGAAAAACATGGCAGCAGCATCCCTTGGTCGGTTGACCTTAGATTTATTGGTGCGATTAGGTTCATTTGAACAAGGGTTGAATCGTGCTGAAAGACAAGCATCACAAAGCGCCAGCAATATGTCAGACGCATTTCGTGGATTTGGAGACCAAATTAGAGAATCATTGGGTGGGACGCAATTAGGTTCGCTTATTGGTGATGTAACAACTCGCCTAGAGGGGATGCAAGGCAGTGTATTGGTTGCGACAGCAGGCTTGGCAGGGCTGGCCGCAGGTAGTACGGTTTTGGCTGTCGCTGGTCTTAGTAAAATGGCTATTGAGACAGCTAAGGCTGATTCAGAAATGGCAATGTTAGCAATGCGGGCAAAAGTCGGCATCGAAAACTTCCAGATATTTACCTATGCTGCTGAACAGTTGGGTATTTCACAAGATCAACTTGGTTCTATTTTTGCCGATGTTCAAGAAAAACTTGGAGAATTTAGTGCAACCAAAGGCGGCGGCGCTGCTGACTTCTTTGATGCGCTAAAAAACAATACCAATATGACAGAAAGTCAAATCAAGTCATTTGGTAAAACACTACAAGGAAAAGATGGTGTAGAGGCTGTTCAATTGTTAAAGGATAGGCTCGATTCACTTGGAGCTTCTTCACAAGAACAACGATTTGTTTTTGAAAGTTTGGCCAGTGATTTAGGGAATCTAATGCCTTTATTTTCTGAAGGCGGTGCAAAAATTGAAGAGTATGGAAAGGCGCTACAAGATGCTGGTGTGATCAAGTCTAAGGAAGCTATTCAACAGTCTCAAATCTTGGCTGCTCAAACACAGGCTGTAAATTTACAATTTCAGGGTGCAAAAAATCAATTGGTGCAAGGATTTATGCCAGCAATGACATCTGTTGCAGAAGCAATGTTTTTATCATCAAAAGAGGGGTTGAAGCTTCAAAGTGTGGGTGATGGACTGGGTAAGATATTATTGTGGGTTGGAAAAACTGCAATAGGTGTATCAACTACCGTTCAATTATTAGGGGATGGTTTAGGTGGTTTAATTGCTATTTCAGTTCAAGCAGCTCAGGGTAATTTCAAAGAAGCTGCTGCAATTTATCGAGATTCACAGAGTCAATTTGATAAAATTACTGCTGATAGTGCTGCAAGACTGGAGCAATTATCAAAAGTGGCTACAGGTAGTTCAAGTAAACTTACTGAAGCAATATTGCAATTGAATCAAGCTCAAGCTGCAACATCATCTGGCCTTAAGACTAATACAAAAGACGCTGAGGAGAACGCTAAAGCCAAAGAAGCACAAGCAAAAGCCGCAGCTAAAGCAGCAAAGGCTCAAGAAGATCTGAATAAAATGGTTGGTGCTTCTGCATTATCTGGATTAAGAATCAAAGGGGCTGAAACTATTGCTGGCGGTGGAGTTCGAGCATACACAGCTGAATTTGCAAAAATGACGCAAGACTTGCTCGGTGATCAATTAGTGCGATTTACTTCACTCAATGATAAATATCATCAAGGTAAAGGTGGGAAACACCCAATTGGTCAGGCGTTCGATTTTACTGTTAAGGATGCTTCTGATGCGAATCAATCAATTCAACGTATTCAAGAAATGGCAAAGAAATATGGATTTGCTATCAAAACATTGAACGAGTACGCAGACCCATCAAAGAATGCCACTGGTGGTCATGTTCATGTTTCTGTTCTAGGTTATAAAGGTTCATCAGATGCCTTAAAAGAAGCGAATACTGAGATAGCTATTATTAGCAAAGCAAATGCTGATGCTACCCGCATTCAAGAAGAGCGTGCTAAAAACCAACTTGCTATCAATTATAAATATGCCACTGAAGAACAGAAAATGGCTATTGATAACCAAGAAGCGATTAAATCGATTAAGTTGGCTTATGCTGAAGGTGACCCTAGTCTTCAAAAGTACCTTGATTTACAAAAAGCAGCCTATGATCAAGATGTTGCTGCATTTGAGCAGGCGCAGCAGGAAAAATATGATTCATATCGCAATGATTTCTTGTCAAAAATGGCTGATGCTGAGGATGCGATTTCGTTGTCATCTATTGCCAATAAATATGGCAAGGGTAGTTTGGAGTTCCAGTCTGCTAGTCTTAATATTTCGGCTAGAAAGTCTAAAGCAGGCGAGTATGACGACTATACCAATAGTGTCAATCAGATTAACCGAGACTACAACACGCCTGAGTTAGAAGCCCAGCGTTATAAATTGCTTGAAGAGGCTAAGGCTGCCCACATTGCAAACCTTAAAGCGATGGATGTTGATTATCACGATAGCGCTAAGCAATTGGTTGAAGATCAGCAAAAATCAACATTGAGTATGTATGGCTCATTACTTAATCAAGCTTCTGGTGTGTGGAGCGATATGACCAATATGGTCAAGCAAAGTTCTGGTGAACAATCGTCTGCATATAAGGCTATGTTCTTAATGCAGCAAATATTTGCAATTGGGTCTGCATTGATTTCAACACATTTAGCCGCCGCTCAGGTTATGGCTGATCCAAGTGCTTTGACTTTGGCTCAAAAAGCCATGTATTCAAAATTAATATTGGCAATGGGTTACGCCAATGTCGGTCTAATCGCTGGTCAAACAATTGCAGGCATGGCCCACAACGGTATCGACAATATCCCGAAAGAGGGTACATGGTTGTTAGATGGCGGTGAGCGTGTATTGAATCCTCAACAGAACAAGGATTTAACTCGCTACCTCAATGATCGACAAGGCGGAGATGGTGTAAACGTTAATATCAATGTCCCTCAAGGCTATACCGCAGTTGAAAGTCGAGATGCAAATGGCAATGTGACAATTGATGTTGTTGAGAAGATGATTAAAAAGTCATGGACAAATGTCGGGCAGCCGAACTCGTTTGAATCAAAACAAGTTCAGCGCAATTTCAACACTAGCGTAAAGAGATAGATTATGAATAGCTTTGCTCTATGCCCTTTACAGCAGGGCTATACACCACAGCCAGCCAATAACCTACTTGAACAGCAGCTTGTTGGCGGTTTTGCCCGTCAGCGTGTTCAATTTGTTAATAATGTGCATACAGTCAATGCGACTGTATCACTGCATGACAAAGCACGTCAGCAGTATTTCTGGGCGTTTTGGCGTAGTCATACATTAAATCCACGCTCGTTTTTGTGGCGTTTGATGATTGATGACACGGAGATGACAACATACCAATGCCAGTTTGTTGCCAACTCCATTCAGGTGCAGGAACGCAACGGCATTGTGTACCGTGTTTCATTTACTGTGCAGTGCAAGCCAAAACCTGTCGATCATGAATTTGATCAAGGTATTATTGATGTGTGGGAGTCTGGCGATGGTGCTGATCTAGTCAATCTGCTTGAAAAACTGGTCAATGTTGACTTGCCAAACGCACTGGAGAATCTAACATGACAGTAACAGTCAACGACATTAAAGACTTTCATCTTGATAGCGCTGCTAGTGTCGTGATGTTGGAAACACTGGAAATCAGTCATTCGCTTTGGTCTGCACCAATCCGCATTGTCACAAATCACGCCGATGGTGTGACCGTGACACTTGAAAATAATGAAGTAGCCACGTTTGAATTTGCGCCTTTGTTGATAAAACGTGGTGCAACTTCTGACGACCTAGATCAATCAATAAGCATCACGTTGGGCGACTTGGGCGAGATTGTACCACCACTGATCAAACAGATTCGTGAAGCAAACAGTGATGAGAAGCCGCAAGTGATTTATCGCTCGTATGCTTTCGATGTTGTTTCAATGCAGCTTACCAAGCAAAAGCCGATTGAAATTATCAAAGGCTTGGCAATCAAGCAAATGAATAGGGACCATCAAGCCACTACATTTGAAGCTAAGACTTCTGATAAAAATGCGGTTAAGACAGGCAAAACCTATAACTTGAATGATTTTCCAGATTTAAAAGGATTATTATGAAAAGCATTGATCCGTTATTAAATCGCAAGTATGACGCGAATAAATATCATTGTGTCCATTTTTTGATTGATGCGGCAAAGTATTTATTTGATGCTGATTATTCAAGTCATTTTTTGGGATTAACGGGCACAGTGAATGAATCATTAAATGCATCACGACATAATTTTAGGCAGGCAAGGCGGTTGGATAAACCGATTGATGGCTGTGTGGTCTTAATGACCAATCTATTAAATGAGTCCCACGTGGGACTTTTTTATTGTCAGCATGTTTTGCATTTATCTGAACAGGGTGCGCTTTTTCAAACGTTACGGACTTTAGATCGGCATTATTCAAGGTTTAGATTTTATGAAGCTCAAAATATATCAGAATGAATTAGATGTTTCAGAGTTCATTGAAAAAGACTATGAATGTTTATTGAAAGAGTGGATGCAGATTCGTGAGCAATTTCCGCTTGCACGGTTA